TCATATTAAACCAATACTTAGCTACAACGTCGTCTGTTTCTACCCCAGATTCAGCTATTCCACCATATTGTTCCGTTACAAAGTTATGTACTTGTCCTAGAAGTTCTGGTCTAGGTTGGTTCTTTCTGTTAGCTTTGTAGCTCTTAGATATTTTTGTTCTAAAGTTACCTTTTGAGTTGTTAAAAAGTAGGTAGTCATCTACTGGGTAGATTTCTTCTATTTTATTTACTATGCTCATAAACACCTCATCAAACTTAGCGGTTGCATCTTCTATATTTTCAAAGTATAGGCTATCTTCTTTGTTTTCTCTTTTTTTAAAGCAGCTTGACCATACAAGGCTATCTGCGTCTACTAATAATATCATATTGATTTTTTTTAAATAGCTTTTTTAATTCTTACCTTTTTCAAACACTAAATAAGCGTACCTACAAAGCCAGATAATAGATTGTAATACCATTAAACCAGTTAATATATTGTTTTCAAGGTTTAATGCTAAAATCAAACTTCCGTAAAAACCCGTAAAAGCTATTATTTTATCTTCTTTCATAATTCTTCTTTTAATCTTCTTAGGAATGATTCTTCTCCGTCATCTCCTGAAAGCAACCAGTCTATGCGGTGGGCGTATGTGTATGCTTTCTTTAAGACTTCTACTGCCTCTTTAAATTTCTCTATCACTTCATCTTCATATTTTTTATGATATAAATCTTCAGGATACTCTTCATACCATTCACGGGTCATCCAAACTTCTCCTTTGAGTTCTTCTTTAGTTTTTAGTTTACCGTTTTTATCTATGTCATTTTGGATAGTTTCGTAAATATCTCTAATATGATGTTGTCTATAATCAAATGTTCCTCCGCTCATAATAGTAGTAGTTTTTTCATATCCTAACTCATTAATGGTTTAGCTTGTTCTATTAAATCTCTATTCTTCTTCGTTAAATTCGCTATGCTCCATACAATCAGAACAGATGTCAGACTCATACCAAGCCTCTGCACCACAACAATCGCTTAACATAATTTCTCTGCCCATTTAACGCCAGCAATAAACCCCCTTTTTAGTTCTTTGTAGCTATTGGTTTCGTGCATACAAAACTGGTTGTGTGCATAGTGATTGGCTGCTTCTTCTGTTACTGTTACTTTGTGTGTTTTCATATCTCTAGTATTAATCTTTTTAGTATTCTAGTGGTTCTTTCATTTAGCATAAAGTCTACACAGTTACCACCTAAGCTAATTCCGTTTATATCTACACCTTTTTCAAATGGTTCTGTATCATAGCTTCCATTCTCTGCTGGTATTAAATCGTATTGTATTGTAAATTCTAAACCCTCGTACATTATATTAGTTTCCATCTTGTTCTTTTAAATAGGTTAATACTCTTTTTAGCTTGTTGTAAGAGTGTCTATTGTCTGCTATGTATGCTAAATATATTTGATTCTCCAAAATCTGTATTGCTTGTTCTTTTTTCATATCTTTTTTTTCTTTTGTAATACGTTTTGCTAATTTTAAAAGTAGTGTTATTTGTTTTTTTTCCATATTACATTTTTTAATTGTATTTCACTTAGGTAAATTGTTTCGTTATTGTCTAGTATTGTGAATAAATAAGTTTCATCTATTTTAAAACCTCTGTATTCTATTTCAATACCTTTATAAATTCCTTTTTCCATATCTTCTGTTTTAATAAATAAAGCACCGTCTTTATAGGTAAAAGTTAATGCCAATGTAAATACTGTAATTATTATAATAGCGTAAAATGTTGTTTTTTTCATTTCTATTAATTTATTACCATTATTTCTCCAATTTTTCATTTATAGCTAAAAAATAACCTAATACAGAATATATTTTTTCGCCTTTCTGTACTTTATCTTTTATCTCTTTTTCAGAACTACTCCACTCCATAAAGTTTAAATGGGTATATTTTTTACCACTTAATACACACACCGCCCTTAGTAGTGTTTTTTCAAATGACGTTAAATCGTTTTTCATAATGTTTGTTTTAAAAGGGGGTTGTTACACCCCCTTGTTATTGGTTAAATGTTCATTCTGTAATCATTTCAGCTATTTTATTCAGCTTTCTTTTTGTTAATCCTTTTTTAAGATTATTTAATGACCAACTTACCCAGCTGCTTCCATCTACCATTTCAGTAGAGTTGGCATTTACAATATTGTTAATGTTGTAAAATTTGTTTTCTGATAGTTTCATAATATTTAGTTTTTAAGTTCCTTACAAATATAAACATTATTTGTTAATTAAAAATAATAAAATGTTAAAATTTTGTTAAAAAAAAAGAGAGGCTTTAGCCCCTCCTTAATATTTACTCTTTTAATTTGTCTGTCTCTATTTTTGCAACAGACCTAAAGTGTTCTATTTCTCTTTCTAAATAGTCTAAAGCCTTTAGGAGGTCTTGTAGTTCATTGTCTTTCTTACCAGCCCTTATTATATACTTAATTATATTACCTCTGTTAAAAGACAGCTTATAGTCTTGTATGATGTCTATAACGTCATACGTAGTAGCAGAATAATATAGTTTGTTTCCTTTCATTACTTTATTTTGTGTTGGGTCATCTAATATAATAGCCATAATTTTTTTATAATAGTTTTATTCCTTTGTTTATGTTTAAATAAGTAACTTCTTTTTCTACTCTATTGTTGTTGGTAAATTGTGTTGTTGCTGGGTTCTTGTTGTTAGTTTCCCATATAGGTTTTATCAAATAAAGATTAAAAGACCATACACCCTTTGGGGTAGAATTAATATAAAAAGGTATATCTAAATGCTTTTGGCTTTCTAGCTCCATAGCCAAGTACTTTTTCTTTTCTAGTAGTAAGGTATCATAGTGTGCCTTCCTACATTTTAACTCTATTCTATGGCTTTCTTTTGGGCTATAACAATCCCACCTAGACATTTGATTTTTAGCCTTTACTAAGTCGGGGTAGATATTATCTTTAAGCCAGTTAAATAAATCAGTCTCAATCCAATCCTTCATATATGTTATTAAGGTCTTTTATCCAGCCTACAATAGTCTTAGGATTACAGCTACAAGGTGTGTGATAGGTGTGTTTAAAGTACTTGGCGTGAAGTTCTGATACCATTTTTACATCTTCTACTGATAACGTGGTAGATGGGTTTTGGGTAAACTTTTGCCAGTCTATTAAATCTAGCTTATCCATTTCTGTTTATTTTAATGTTATTCCATTTGTCTTTTCTTTCATCACAGCCACATTCATTGCCAAACATCTTTTTAACTATCCAAGCTATGCCAGTGTATTTAGTAATAAATGCTACTAAGTCTCCTAATCCCATATCTATTTTATTAGTTCGTAATCCTCGTTACTATAATCGTCCCAATCTTCTTGAAATTTATCTCTAAGGTCTTGCTTAACGTGCTTTAATGTATGAAAGATACTTACAAAACTAATGTCAGTTAAAGCTGCCACACCCCTTATAGATAGGTCTGAGTCTCTGTACATTTCAAATATCTTACCATCATACCAATAGCTTTCTTTATTTTCTGCTTTAGCTTTGTTTTGAAGTTCTAACATATAGCTATCTATTAAGTCGCATATCTTTTGGAAGCCTTCTTGTTCACTTGTATCTGAATCGTCTGAAAACTTATAGTCTTGTATAGGTATTTTAATGTATTTGTTTTGCTCTTTTTTTAAAGTGTAAAGAATACTTTTTATAACAAAAAAAACATATCCCTTATTTACTTTGCCATCAGTTATTATCTTCTCAGGATTTGCGTATTTATAAATCTTTAAATAAGCCTCTTGTACTATATCTTCTGCATAATCCCCCCCACCTAAACCAATAGCAGTAGCTACCCATTCTTTGTGATGCTTTGCAATTATACTCAAAAAACTAGAATCTTTTATTCGGTCTCCCATATCATAGTAAACGTAACAAACCCAAAACAAAACTGGATTGTATGCTCACTACCACCTTCTTCAAAAAGTTCCTTGTTGTATAAACAACCTACCATAAACCCTTTAACCAAACTGACAATAAACATAGAATCCTTCTGTATTGAATAAATTATACTCACTAAAAATACAACAAAAAATGTTAAAAATATGTTCATAATTAAAATGTGTTTGGTTTTAATATATCGTAAAAATCTCCTTCTACTACTGGCAAACCTACCTTGTTTACTTTAAAGCTAAAGTTTTCAAAACTAAAGCCCCTTGAGCGTTTGCAGCTTACTGTTACTAAATCTCTATTAACAGTGTTTAATTCAAGTTGTATTTGTGTTTCTGCTTTCTTTTCCAGGAAACTCCCTAAATGTCCAGTCGGTTTATCGCTTCCAAAGTTGCTGTGAATTACAGTAACAATATGACAATTTAACTTAGCCGACCATCTCATTATTTGCTGGGTTACTTTGTTACTTTCTTCTATATTATTTACATCACTTACAAGGTCTGCAATACCATCTATAACCACAACCCCTATATTATTGCCGTCTAGTTTGTCAAATAAAATATATTCAATAAAGTCTATTCTTTCTTTGTAACTTAATGCTCTAAGTCCGTATGTATGGTAGCACTCGTTATCCATTTGAGTCATATCTAAAACCCTTTTAAATACCTTTTGAGCGTGAAATGTACCTTGCTCGGTATCAAAGTGTATTAAGCATTTACCATCTCTGTGACCTTTTAATTCTCCACCAAACCCATTTAAAGAACCTTTTAAATAAACAGCACTAAGCAATGATATAAAAAAAGTCTTTTTACTCTTTGGTGGTGCTTGTACAAAACTAAAATTACCATACGTACCAATAGGCGTTGGATAGCTTTTTAAACCTTTACTTGTTTGCATTGTAAATTCCCCCATAGATATTGCCATTGGTGGATATTCTACCTCTTTAGTAGCGTCTATGTAGCACTCTTGTTCAAGGAGTTGCATATACATTCTAGTTTCTTCTTTTTGGTCTGTCATTTTTTTTAGTAAAGGTACTTATATCGGTTAGTTGTGTGTAATACTACATTCCGCTTAAAGTGAGTAATTCGCTATACGTTTTAGGCTTTGGGCATTCCTCTAAAGGCTTGTAAGTCTTTAATCTAAAACCTTGTATTTCTTTTACGGTAAATGTTGTTTTCTTACCCAAAGAACAACTACTTCCATTTAATGCTCTGCATCCGTTACAATTTCTTTTCATTTCGATTGAGTTTTTAAGTTAAATTACCGTACTACCTACAACAACACCTATAAAACATTAAAACGCCATTTTACACTAAAAGTTATGTTCAATAAAAATTATTACACTTCCACTTTCCAAATTTTATCCTTTATAAAAGTTTTCGCATTTTCAATAGTGCTGTGTGTATTTATAAAATTCATCTGTACCCAAAATGGAAACCATAACCGCCAAACTTGGCACTCATAACCAGAATAACTGTCTTTAACTATTCTATGTCTTATTAATTTCATAATTTTAGTTTAAGAAAAAGGGGCTGTTACACCCCTTTAAATTTAGAAAGATAAATCATCTGTTACTTCAATTTCAGCTGCTTTCTCTTGGTCTTCAAAAACTGCTTTTACACAAGTTCCATCAGTCCATACTACCTTACCGTTTCCAAGATAGGTTTTGTTCTTTTTAGCTTCCCTTTCTTCTTTGGTTTGGGAATCATAAACAGAAACATTCTGTCCATAAGGATTGGTATCGT